ATTGCTCATATGGCCTCCAGACTTCGCTTTCATCAGCGCAATATCCTTCTCAAACTGCGCCTCTTCTGCCATTTGTTTAGCTCTTTGCTCACCCTCAACTGCTACTGTGGCTCGGTCTTTAATCAGGTCCATTTCATCAAGATCCATGACCTTCGCATACTCACGCAGAATGTTATCACGTTTGGTATACATTAAGTCGGTTGGATTATTGGTAACGTTCATGAACGTAATTAGTGACTCTGCTTTGACTTCTTTTGCGATTAATGAAGTGCTGCCTTTTGCTGTTACTTCATAATCACCCTTAATGTTATTTTTGGGATTGAACTCCATATTCCAGAAGTACAGACCCTTTATAAAAGGTAGCGTAATACCATCATCAAAGTTCTTGATCTGGTCTTTAACAGTCACGTTAGCTGCACCCATAAGCATGGAAAGGCCAGAGGCTGTCTTCCCTGCGCCGCCTACGTTTTGTGAGTCGCCGTACATGTAACGTGGAATTGCTGTGACTTCATCTGCTGCGCCCATAAAGAAGTTGATCATTCCCATGAACTCATTTGTATATGAAGGCAAGCTGTATACACGGATAGCCTGTGCCTGAGCATCTGCGCCCTGTCCATCTCTTAAAAATACTCTGAATGGAAACAAGTCTTTTGGGTCCTCAGTCGGCTCCAGAAGGTCCATATTGGCCTCAATGATCGGCCCCGCTGAGATAGCTGCATTATCAAGCATCGCACGTACAGAGGCATTAAACAGGCTCTGAGCGTCCCGCATGATAGACGGTATGCCTTCACCCCATATGCTGGTATCGTCTTTATCATAGTAATAAAAATGATACGGAAGGTTTACACCTTCGACCGGGGAAACGTTTGCCTTGATAATAAGGTCACCAAGAATCCAAACGTTGGCAGCGATTTCCATACCCAATTCATCAGGTACTATCATACCAGCAGTTCGCAGTTCATCTGCGTTTAAGAATCCCCAAAACTCTTTGAGTTCGTATTTACCCTTGCGTGATATATGTGCTGGGCCAGCTGACTCATGCTGGTGAATTGTTGTTTCAACTACAGTCGCATCATTCAGCGCTCTTAAGTCATTCTCAAATGGTTTTGTTTCAGCGTCACCCATCGGAAACTGTTTTAGATAGGCCAGTATTGCTTCGCCATTAAAGTCAGGTCGTTTCGCCAGTTCAAAAACCTTATGTCGATTCATGACATAGCGCTGGAAGCAGCCTCTCATGTCGTCTGGATGCTTCGCTGACATGTCGGGATAAACGTCCCATACAGACACGTTCTCACAGTATGGAGCCAACTTCTCTAATTCAATTGTAACCCACTCGCCGGTTTCCTTATTTGGTAACCATCGTTTGGATATTGTGGTTTTGGCCAGAGGCCCTTTCAGAATGCCAGTACCATATAAGTTACCATCGAAAATGGTCTGACGGATAATCCAGCGATATTTTAAAGCGTTCAACTGGTCGGCCATTTCCTTTTCCATGTTGGCGCTTCGCTTCGTAGCCTCTTCATTTATGAACTTTCGGATCATATCTTCGGTAGGCTTTTCGCCAGTGGCTTCCTGATACTGAAGTGTAATCTGCTCAATAATCTCAGGCACCAACTCAGGAATTGGAGAAGGATTAATGCTCCAGTTCTTTGTACCATTCGCCGGGAAGAGTAAATCGGTTTCACGGGCAGCGACTGTCTTAGTCTTCGTACGTGTTAAACTTAAGAATGCTTTAGACCGCTTCGGATGAAGCCGGGCCAATACTTCGGGATCATACTCTCCACGATATTGACGTAGGTCCTTAATCCAACGCTCTTCTGTTAGCTTTCTGTCTGTTTCATATTCCGTCCAAAGCTTGCTAAGATTATCTCCTAACGGACTTTTGAATTGGGAAAGCTCTACAATAGTTTCCATCGACTTACCCTCTTCTTGCTGATCGAAGGCTTTATCAAATTCGGTTTTAGGTTCAGCCATAGTATCCTCTTAATAACCAGCTGAGCTATCTGCTGGTACATTAGTTTTGGTTGAATTAATTGTGACCCGTGCCTTGCGGCGCTTGGCCGTTCTCCCTCCAGTTAGCTCCATGACTGCATATTGTAACGCATCATGAATATGTGAATAGATGTTCTTGTCGGGCTTGTCTTGGAACTTTGGATCACTATTGCCAGCGTTAATCGCTGTTCTTTTCTTTTCAAAGTGATACTCTGATATAAAACCTTTTCTCAGCATCGTACAATTTGTGTCAAGCAATAAACCACCGACTTTACGAAGCGTGTAGACAACCGACTCTTTTCGTTTTTCCCAAACGTTTGTTAGGCCAGTACGAAATGGCATCCCGCAGCCATATGGGGGCCGACCACCAATTACCTCTGTGGCGGCTCTGGCATAGTTCTGTGACCTCTGAGTGGCCGCAGGATCAACGATAATTGTATAATTGAAGTCAGAGTACTTGTTTATAAGGGCTGGCTTTAAATAGTCATTACAAAACTTATGTATTGAACAGTCCTCAGTAGCGATCTCTTCCAGTACAATGATCTGGCCTGTTGGAGTCAGCTGACATATTGCAGCCGCTGGCGTTAGCCCACAATCCATTCCTATGATTAGTGGTACACCCTTTAACGGTTTCAGCGGCAATTGTGAATAATTCAGTGTATCGTTATACTCTGGATACACGGGCCGACCTGACTGCATTAAGCCGTAGTTATTAAGGATCATAACATTGACCCAATCTGATCTTGCCCCGTACACCTGATCTTGGTAATAATCATCAGGGACGTTTTGAATGTTGTCAGCAGATGGATTGATAACGTAGTTATTTTTGTCCACATCGATAATCGGCTCGTCTGTGTCAATTCTTGGATCGTTGTTATCAACCAGAAGCAGCGCAGGAGGCTGGTGGTAAAAGCCATGCTTCGGAGGTTGCTCTTCTTCTGCTATCTTATATAGCCAATGCGCTGTATCCACGGAGTTGTAATCACAAATAATAAATGGATCAACGGGGCGAACAGTCGGATCGCCCGGCTCTTGCGGGTAACGATTGATACGAGATTTAGACATCTGATGAATGCCCCGTGGTATTTCGGCACACTCATTTATGTGCATTCCGGTAAGCTCCAATGACTGCAATTTGTTAATGTCCTCTTCCCGGTCAAGCGCAATAAACACCAATTCAATATCAATCATTGATTCACCATCTGGATGCGGAAAGCGTAGCTCTCCACGGATGGGTGTATCGTACACGATATTGACCATTCCTTTAAACCAATTCTTCCATGACTTAATAACGGTCGATTTCAGGGCCGGGTAACTCGCTCTGATTATCGCATATCGGCTATACCGTGTATCGCCATACCAGACCTTTTGCTTCATCGCATTTAGAACGATGTGCCAGATGCAGCCAGATGACTTGCCTGAGCCAACTGGTCCTCTGCAAAAGAGATACTTACGTGGGTCTGCATGTATCTGAGCAAAGGTCGGTATTACTTTATAATTTAATTCCATACACTTCTCCCTCCAGATATTTGTACTTCTCGTCCTGCTTTCATTAGCTCTGGTTCTTCGTCACGCTTATTTCCAATGCAGTCATGCTCAAAGTCACATTCAGTATTGCGCCAGCATATAGCAATGCATCTCCCATATGGGGTACATTTTGCGAAGGCGCAATGCTCCGCTCTCATTATTCTACAGTTACTTTGTAGAAATAATACGGATGGACGGCACCATTATTTAGCGTAATCTCAAACACCAGAGTGTAGTTTGCAATGTAGTCATCACCGGGATAATCGAAATATACTGATACAACATAGTCGCCAGTTACCGCTGTTAGGATACCATCAATAAGTGCTGATACCTCTGTTTCAGCGTCAAGATCATCGCCGGGCTTTACCTTACCTTGGAAGGCCCGGCAGTTTACGGACGCAACGGTAGTGTCCAATGGGATCGCTTCCTCAAAGTCAAAAGTATGCGGCCCAAAGTCAGCGGAGTTGTAGCGAACCCGAATGGTTCTTGCTTCAAAATCCATCTGTGACATTAGATTATATCTCCTCCCGTTGGTTTACACGCCATCATCAGCTGATCCAATGGTGTAGGTTACTTCCAGAGTGTCATCATCATTAACCGCTTTAGGATTGGTAAATTGTGCGGCACAAAACATGACTGCTCCACCTTGCGCTTGATCGTCTTTGGTTGCAAATGACATCAGGGACGCACCATAAATCGTTTTGGTTGCATTCATTGTGAAAACCGCTCTGTTAGCAGAGTTAGTAATCGACTCGCTGCCAGCAGCTGCTTCCTCATACTCTTGTCGAGCGCCTTCGTCATAAGCTGTGGTTTCCGTAAAGCCGGGAGCCGCATAGTCATCACCAGCAACGACTGTATGGTTGTCCTCAAACAAGGCGATGTACCATGTTGCAAAGGCAGAAACTCCATGAAAGAGTACGTCCAATGCGTGGTTAAGGCCTTCGTCAACTACAAGATTCTCTGTTTCGTTGTGCCACTTGAAATTGCCATGCTTGTCAAAGCAATCCATAATAAAGCGGCCACCTAATCTAAAACCGTTTTTCATTTTAAACCTCCGTGTTAAAATCTTTAGGTTGTGCCTTGAAGTCAAACGGTTTTGACAGTGCTTTAAAGTTCGTTTCCTGTGGGTGTATCTGGATCGCTATAGGAATCGAAAGGTCAAAAGCGTCTGTGGCAAACTGTTTCTTAAAGGCTGTAAAGTTAGTTATTTTAGCCAGAGCCTTAAAGGTATAATCTACACCCTTCGGCTGCACATCAATTTCGTCCTTATCGTAAGGCCGTATCCAAATTACGGAGTCACCAAACTTAATACCCTGCTCCAATTCGACCGGCCATGCTACCTGTTGGTATTCAGAGAACTTGAAACCGTCCTCTACTTCTACTCCAAAGTCTACTCTCACGGTTGCGGTATCATCGAAGACAATTGCGTCTGAGCAGTAGCCCTGTAGTTTAACGAGAGCGTCTACTGTATCTTCTGAGAACTTTATCCCATCTGCGCTGGTTGCTTTGTAATCGGCTCTTGCCCATGTCTGACGATAATGTCTAATTTCGATATCATCATAATGAACATCGGCCCAAGTTGCATAACCAGCAAAATGAATATTAAGCAGAAATGGGTCTTCTAAGGCACCTAAAAAGTTATCACTTAAAACGACTCTTTCTCCAATGACAACGCCATTGCTGTCCAATACCTCAGACCACTTATTTGTAAGGTCAAACCGCCATGTAAAGCTATCGCCACTTGTGCCGTTGTAGGTATAGGGAGTATTAAGGAGCATCGTTGGAGCGCCCTCAAAGTACTCTCTAATGTTGATCTTTTCTGAAGCATTTGTCCGAAGATTTAAACTTAGCTTTGCGCCGACTCCTGCCCATGCTTCCTCTAATTCATAAAAGTCATTTGACTTCTTGGAGTCAGGATCGGGCTTCATAATCTCTATCTTGCTTTCAATATTATTACCATCGTCTGGATTATCAGTAACCAAGTCCCGGCCACCCCAATTCTGATCGGAATAAAAAGTAAAGTCAATTTCGTATAATCCCGACTTCTTAAAAAGCGGTATTGGCTGTGTATTGCAAGCTCTGCTTCGGCTGGCTGTGTTTGTAATCTGACACCTGAGTTGGTCAGCGTGTGGCGCTATATGGAAATATGCTGGATAACTTGTACCTGAATTATTCTCTAATTTTGTCCATTTGTCTGCGTAAGTCTGACCAAAGGTACATGGATCAAAGAAAAGCGAATCATCGTCCCTGAAGAGAATACCATCTGTAGCCACCGGCAAATACGTCATTACAGGCTCACCTGAGCTATCAGCAAACACCAGACCCTCTGAGAGGCTCTCTACGGCGATTCCTACAGTGGTGTCGGATAGAACTATGCCCTCTGAGAGCGTGGCACTGTGGTCCATTCGTGGCCCCACAATCTCACTGAAGACAATACCGTCTTCTGCTACGGCAAAAGTAACACCAACATATCGTACCTCAGGCTCTGAAAAGACAATACCATCTGCGCTAACGCCCTGAAAGGTTGCTTTTGGCGTGGGCGTGTCACTAAAAACAATACCGTCTATAGCCTCTGCCAGTAGCTCGGCTAACGCAGTGGTCGTGTCAGAGAACTTAATCCCATCTTGGACCAACTCTGCGAAATAGCCAACTAAGGAGTCCGAAAATTCTATACCTTCCGTTAATGTTTCAACGAAGGCTGAAAGGGCTGAATCACTGAATTTAAAGCCGTCCGTCAGGACGGTGGAGAATCCTGCCTTTTCTAAAACTGTGTCACTGAATTTAAAGCCGTCAGATACGGACATGGTTTTGAAATTTGCAATGACAGCAGC